ATTCATTAAAGCTGTTTCTATTGTTCGTAATCCTTTATCTATCTCTGTCTCTAAACCTTCCTGTCCTTGCTTTAACAGTTCAAGACTATCAATACTTAGTTTGAAGAAAGCAGTTGATGGTGGTAGTAATGCAAATAAAAGTTTAGATGCAAGACTGTTCACACCTCTAGCACCTACTGCTTGAAAGGGAGTTTTTATCTTTGCTCTTGTACCTGTTGTGCTTTCTGGTATGAGACTAGGTATGGTTAGTTTTGATGATTCCTTTGCTTCTCTATCAAAGGTAGATCTTGCACTTTGTAGTTGTGCATATCTACCAGCAGCAGTCTGTCCTTGTGTTGAATACTCCATATTAGTAATTTAGGTTTGAAGTACCCCTTGAAGCGATACGCAATGAGGAAGTACCTCTCCTTCTACCACCAATAAGACCTCTGGTTTTGGAGTACCTTCTTTTCTTTGGTTGTGCTGGAGTAGCAGCTTCCTGTACAGGAGTTTTAGCCATAGCTGTAACTGTAGGTCTTGTTGCAGGTGCAGCTTCTGGTGTGGGAGTAGGAGCTTTAGCTACTGGTGCAGGTGCTTTTTCAACAGGAGTAGGAGCAGGTCTTGGTGTTGTCTTTACTACTGGCTTCGGTGCAGGTTTGGGAGCAGGTGCTTTGACTACAGGCTTTGGAGTTGGTTTCGGTGCAGCCTTAGCTACTGGCTTGGGTGTAGGCTTTGGTTTTGTAATAGTTGCAGTAGCAGTTGGTCTATTTCTTCTTTTTCTTTGGCTTGCTATTAGACCAGTAGCAGCAGCGATAGGAACGACAGCAGGTGCGCACATAATTAGTACCTTAGGTTACGAGTGGTGGCTAGTGGTATTCTTAATGATTGAGTTCCAAGTCTTCTTGCTCTTGTTGTTCTCTGTCCTTTTCTTTTCTTCTCACCTTCTGGAGCATCAGTTCTATTTGTACCGACTACAACTCTTTCAGCAGTTTTCTCTGGCCTTGGTGGTGTAGGTCTAGGTTCTGGTAAGGGCGGTGGTGATGGTGGTCTAAAGAAACACATCTTTAATTCTCCAAGACTGATTCTGTGAGCATGGTATCTTTTTGTCTTGCCTGTTGTTCAATCAGGTAATCTACAACATACCGTTGCCCTGCTTTGTACCATATCTCTCTATCAGATAAAGACAAGTCAGGATGGCGGTTAGGAAAGATTTGATCTAAGGCAAAGACCAATTCATCTGTAATCACTGGAAGCTTTTCAGATGACATGATTAATAAGATTTATAGTTATTGTAGTTCACTTTTGATAATAAAGTATAGCAGGTTTAAATTTATGTGATAAGGTGAATAGTAAGTTCAAGACTTCGGACACTTTCCAAAGCCTATAACTCTCAGGCTTATGAGTAAGTGCTATCAAGAACGAGAGAGTTAATTAAGTCTTTCATCTGATCTCACATTTAGGTTGACAACCCTAGACCTAAATTAAGTGTGCTAGAAAGATAAAGGGTTCAACACGGAAATTCCAGTAGCTGACCGCAATTAGTTACTGGTTTTTTTTATGGAGTCCAAAGGGATACTTCACCTGTCTGAAAATCAAAGTCTCCATCTCTTAAGATCCTTGCCAGTTGTGCATTAAGAACAGCATCAGCAAAGTTATATTTCTTTTTCTCATATGCAGCAACCACCTTCTCCCACATCTGTTCAAGTGTCTTAGCTTCACCTAATATCTTTTCTGCTGTTACTGGTCCTACTTTATCTATACCAAAGTAGTTATCAGTAGAGTCACCTGTAAGAGCCTGGATCATCCAGTGTCTGTCAGCCTTACGTTTAGTTATAAGTTCCATATCATCACCTGCCAAGAGGGTACAGGGTACAGATCTCATGTCCTTATCGACTGAGACAATAATAGGATCAGGATATTTCTTACTGGTGGCAAGTACAGCCATAACATCATCACCTTCTAACCCTGAGTAGCTTTCAGATTGATACCGTTCCTTGGTCTGTTCAATAATCTTTCCAAGCCCTAATGGTTTTCTTTTGTGTTTTCTATTAGCTTTATATTCTGGGTATATGGTATGTCGAAAGGTGGGATATTCTGTGTAACACATGACAATATCTTTATCACCTTCAGCAATATTTTGATAATGAGATATTCTGCCATCCACCATTTCGTGTACATCTCTTTCATCAGCATGCAAGGTATGCAGGTCTTCATTCCATCTGACATCCTGTTCACATGCACAGCATGAAGAATAGATCAGCCAATCAGCATCAATAAGTAAAGTCATCAGTCTCCAAAGTAGGTGTCCATAGGAAGTACCAACCTTCCTGTTTTATCGTCATACAATAATTTGTCTATTGCTCCTGTCATTCCTGTATGTCTATTCTTCAACACACGCAACTGTAGTTCTGCTCTTTCAGCTACATCCCCCTGCTGGTTTCTTTCACAGGCAACAACAAGATCTGATAACTGTGCGATTGAATGAGAAGAACGCAGATGGTTAAGACTTACCTTATTACCTTCTTCGTGTCCTTTACCCTCTGGCCTACGAAGATGAGAGACAATAATTAAACCTATACCAGTGGATTCAACCACCTGTCTGAGCTTGGTACAGACTACATCCAATGCTCTTCTTTCATCTAAGTCAGAGATTCCTGACACAACTATTGTTAGATGATCAAGTATCACTACATCTACACCCTCTGCTGTGGCTAGATACTGTATCTGTTCAACTAATCTATCGGGATCAATAGAACCGAAGTGATCATATAAGAATAGTTTTCCTGTACCAAACAGCTTATCAAACGACTGTTTTAAGCTTTCATGTTCAATGTTCTCTTCAAGATGCAGTGGTTTGTTTACCTCCACACCAAGGATACCTTGCATAGTTCTCTGCACTGATTCTTCCAAAGCTATATATCCAACTGTCAGGTCATTCTTGATAAAGTGATGAGCCAGTTCTCTACATATAGTTGACTTACCAGTACCACTACCTGCTGCTATACATATCATCTGACTTTTATGAAAGCCTTTGGTAAAAGTATCAAGCTGTGGAAAAGGAAAAGGACAGATACTGTTAGTACCTTTCTTAGTCAGTTCTTGCCAGAGGTTACTGGCGTTAAGTATGCCATCTGGTCTAACAGGTGTCGCTCTGAATAACAGATCTCTAAGTTCTTCCCCCTCTCCATTGAGGAGCATTTCATTAGCATCCTTTCTTGGTAATCTACATATAGCTGCCTTGCCAGGAGGTAAGATTTTAATTGCTTTTTCGGCAGCAACCATACCAGGCTCGTCACTATCGAAGCACAGAACTATG